AACTCTTCCAAGCGGGTGAAGAAGTTCTTGTGGTGGTGATCCTCTTGGACGTGCTCGTTGGTCTCGGCCTCGAAAGGCAGGAAGATGCTGTAGCCGAGGGAGCAGACCCCCTCAGCGCAGACCTTCTTGGCGCCCAGATTAGCGGCCTCCATGAGCCCAGGCCCGCCACCAGTAGCGACAGTCCAGCCATTCCTCACCAGCAGCTCGGCGGCTTCGGTGGTCTGGCGGTAGATGGGCTGGATGGACTTGGGTCGTGCAGACCCGAACATTGCGACCTTTTTCATTACTCGCACCGTCCAAGGTCATTCAGGATACAGCTGGAGCCGTCCTTCTTGACACCGAAGATGATGCCACGACGCTCAAAGGTGCTGACGATCTCGTCCTCCTCGAACTGGTCCAGGTCTTTGCGTGACAAGATGGAGAAGATCTCCTCTTCGCTCAGCTCAACAGGACCAAGGGAGGGGTCCCACATGTACTCATCATCGGAGTCCCAGTAGGGCAGATGGCTGTCGTCAACGTCGGCCTGGGGGATGGTGATGCCGTACTCGTAAAGGGGCACAGAGCCGTTTGCAGCCTCGTATGCTGCATCCTGCAGAACGTCCTGATAAGACACGTTGTAGGAGCTTCTAGCGCCCTCTAGGGCGTCAATCTCGCGGTTGATGTACCACATGGCCTTCTTCAGGTCCTCTGCAGTCTTGCTCGGGTCCTTGCGACCAGCGCGACTAATGTATTTAACTGCGTTACCAAGGCGGTAGCTAAGCTGCCAGTCCTCGATGACGTCGATCGTCTCGTACTTGCGCCCTTCGGCGTAGTGAGACGGGTTGTTGATGGGATCGTGGGTCATTTGCTGGATTCCTCCTTGATGTTGCGGTTGTCCCTGCAGACAACTGTTTTTTGCTCACGCTTGAGGTGGACTGTCACTCCATCCTTCGTCCATTGTACCACTGTTCCTGCTTTCCACCCGCCTCCGCAATAAACCTTAACAGGTGTTTTCTTGCGCATTGAACGCATTGGCAGGGGCTCTTGTTGCATCCACTCGGCGGCCTTGACCGCAGATGGCTTGAACTTGAGCGTGCCGTCTTTAAGCTGTCTCATTTGTCTTGCAGGATAATACAGTTGTCACAGTCACGCCACAGGGCAATGGCTTTCTCCCAACTGAGACCACGGACTTGTTCCTTCGACTTCTTATTGAAGACGCGGAATGTACCGCCCTTGTGGTCCATATCGTAGCCGTTGGTGTTGAAGTCGTTCTCCATATCACGGCGGCGGCGTTCTTGGCGCTTCTTGTTCGGTTTCATCGCTCTTTCAAATCCTCCAATAAGTTTCCAGTCTAGTCGCGCAAGCGGCGAGGTGAGCACCCAGAGGTGTATCATGCCAGCCGCATGCTATGATTTTCCTTGATTCTGGGTGACGGAATCGGGATATGTAGGGCTTCCCCCACTTGCTTTTGTTTAACGAAACCCACTTGAGCTTAACTTCTCCGTAGGTTCTGCGGTTCCTGTTTTGTTGATCCCTGCTTCTCCATTCACAGTTCTCAGGCGAGTAGCCAAGACTGTTGTCGATTCGATCGAGGGTGAACCCATCAGGTCTTTCTCCCATGTCTTCCAAGAAGTTTTGGAAACCATAGCTCCTACGAGTGCCTGGGACGCGAGACGACTCCAGCCACCGAGAGCAGACAGTAATGCCACGGCCCCCGTAGTTGCTGTACGCGGGATCCTGTTCATTGAGACACCTAGCCTTCATGCTTTGCCAGGTTGGTTGTAAGGGGTGAGTCACTGCTCCTCCATGCTCATGATCAGATGCTTGGGTAGGCTGCCATCGATACCAGCGACAGCTTTGATAATGGTCGGTAAGTGGCGCTTGTTCTCGCCAGCTTCCAGAACCCAGAGGTCAGCCCTTGAGCTATAGCGAAGTATTCCCTGGGCCGTCATCTCGCCCAATACTTCATCAACGAGCCATTCCAGGCGGGTACGATCGTCGTCCAGGTCCTCGCTCCAGCCGCTGTAGAGCTCTGCATGGGCGCAGATGGGTGTCAGGGCTCCAACGACCTCATGGGCCCGTACAGCACCACGATAGAGGAGGATTGCCCAGACGAAGGGTTTGACATCTGCTGTGGTCAGCCTTGGCGTCTCATCCATTAGCAGGCCGAGGGTACCTGGGGCTAGCTCAGCTTCCTCAATACTAAAAGACATAAAAAAGGAGAGGTGGGGTACCTCTCCAGTGTATCAGATCAGAAGGCGTCGCCGCCACCAGTGTTACGTTCCTTGTACGGCTGATTTACTCGGGCGTCTTTGACGTCGAGATAGGTTTTGCCGTTGTACTCACGTTGCACTAGTTGGCCAGTGACTGAGACGAAGTCGCCTCGCTCAAGGCGTTCGGGCAGAAACTCAGCAGCCTTGCCGCCAACCTGCACCTTGTAGAATTGTCCTGGCTTGTCGTCTCCCTTGTAATAGAAATACTCGGTGTCACGGACAGAGAACTCAGCGATGGTGTAGTCATTGCCGAGAGTCTTAAGGGTCACAGGTGAGTCGCCCTGCTTGCAGACGACGGTTCCTGAGAGTGTGACTTGTGCCATGGGTGGGGTCCCTTATTTACCCTCCCATTATACCAGCTGAGCCTGGATGCGCTCGATGGCGTCCTCCATCACCTTGCGGGGAGAACCCTTGAGGCCAGCCTTCTGGAAAGCCTTGGTCTTCTCGCCGATTTCTGCGTACAGCAGCACAAAGTCCTGAACGCGGGGCTCGATCTGAGCCTTGGCCATCAGGTCACGAACCTCCATCAGCTCATTGTCGTAGCGATCGCCAGTGTTGGTGGTGTCAGGCTGGGCAATGGTATCAGCAAGACATCCACCGTCACCGTCTTTGCCGTCATACTGCTTGTCAAGGGAGGCGCAGGGTGCTAGGGCATAGGCGGCAATGTGAACGAGGTTGGTGTTTTTGGGGCAGCTCTTGGTGCCAGAGAAGGTGCCGTGCTTCTTGTAGTGGTACACCTCACGCACCAGGTTCTCTGGGGTGTAGATCTGCTGCTCACACTTGGTCAGGTAGCGGCCAAGCTTCTGTTTGATCCAGGGCACAGCAATCGTAGAAAGACGGGTGCCTTTAGCGGCGTCGTAGCGGCTAATAGCATGGCGGAGACCCTCGAAGCCAACCTGGAGCAGGTCAGCGGTACGCTCGGTGTTCCAGCGGAAGCGGCGCTTGTCGCAGTACAGCTTGACAGTGGTATAGACGAGCTTGAGATTACCCTCGGCGATCTTATTGATCAACTGCTCGCGCTCCTTGCGGCTTTCGGTCTTGCTCAGCTTGGCCAGTAGTTCGGTTGTCTCTACCTTGTCGATGGCGCGACGGCCTGCGTTGTTGATCCAGATGGTGATGGAGTCCATAGTGTGCTTGGTGGTATGCCGAAATTGTAGCGACTAAAAAGGGGCCTGTCAAGCGACAGACCCAAAGATGAGTATTCTTACTCAAGTTCAACGTGTGTTCCTCGGAAAAACACGGCTAACGAATCAGCCGCGTTCCAGGCGATGTCACCACTCTTCGTCCTCTTTGGGGGCAAACTTGGCGTTGAGGGCTTCGACCTCGTTTGCGGTTTTCTTGCCGACGGTCGCAATACCTTTGGCGAAATCACCATTGATGATCCCGATGAGGCCGTCGATGGCGTGGGTGGTGAAACCTTTCTCGAGAGCTGCTTCGCGAAAGCTGGCCTCAGTAGCCTCCTCCTGGGGCGCAGCAGCTGGTGCAGCCTTTGGGGCAGACACGGGGGCAGGGTCAGGAGCAGAGTCGCCCTGGTAGCCGCTCTCCATGGGCATCTTGGCCCACAGCTCATAGGCCAGACCGAAGTGCATTGCAGCGGCCATGCACATGCCGCGACGCTGGGTGTCGGTCACGTCACGGGCGGTAATCTTCTCGAAGGTGATCGCATTGTTGCGATGGTCCATCACAGCCTGAGGCAGTGCAGGCGTCACAGCACCAGTCTCCATGTTCTGGAAGCGGATTAGCAGATAAGCGCCAACAGGAGCCTTGTGGAGCAAGCTGCCGTCCTCTGCAGGCACGTAGTCGACCAGCCAGCCAGGCGCATGCTGGCGGAGCAGGTTCATGGTGCGGGACCAATTGATGTACGCAGCGCTAAACTTGCCAGAACCGATCTTCTCGACGAGGTCCTTGGAAGCAACACCAGCGAGATTGGGCAGGGTCATAAGTAATCCAGTGGGGACCCTTTCAATATATCACATAAGTCGTTTCTGTCGCTTCTTCCTGCGCATACGTGCGTCGATGACCCTGCGACTCTCCAGCGGGTTCTCTTCGGCGTAGAGCCCCTTGAAGCCAAGCAGGTACCAGCGAGGCCACAGCTTCAGCGGCTTGAGTAGCTTCCAAAAGTATTCCTCGCGGTCAGGATCATGCATGATCATCCTGCCGATCGCCCTTCCACCCTCCTCGTACGCAGCCCTGAGGTCTGGATCGGTTTTGTACCCATTCGGAACTCCTTTCATGTTCTATTGTGTTCTATGTGTTAAATATATATAGAGGGGTGATACACACGGTATCAGTTTCCGATACGCCTTGTATCGGTAAATGTGACACGTTGTATCGGTTGGACTGATACACCTCGTATCGGTTCGGGTATATTATTCCCATCCACCCACTCGACTATGCAGATCGTGTACGACGTTCCTGAGGGCCAATACACCCAGGTCCCGAACAGCTTAATTGCCTGCCCGCACCTGACCCCAGCACACAAGGTCACTTGGATGCAGTTGGCCAGCGTTTGCCGAAACGGGCAGTCCCACGTCACCCATAATTCAATCGCCAAGGTTGCCAAGGCCTTGGGTCTGGACTACACCAACTTCCGCACTGCGGTCAATCGATTGGCTAAGGCTGGCGGTATCGTCAAGGAGCAGGGCGACTGGCGTCTGACCGTTCCTTCGGATGAAGCTCCCGAGCCCACCATTCAGGACGAAGTACAAGAGGCCCCTAACCGCAAGCACAGCCTGACGCAGAAGGAAGCCTGGGAGCTGATTAAGGAAGGTTGGAACAAAGACAAGCCCGAGGCGTGGCTTCGTCTTGATGGCCCCTTCAACCTGCCCGTCTACATAGCTTTCGAGACGCAGGCCAAGCGACTGAACATCGAGCGCGAGGACTACGGTAAATTCACGGCCCAGGTCTGCCGTGGCGCAACTGCTGATCCCTGGTGGTCCAAGCAGAGCATGAAGGCCAGCAGCGTCTTTGGCTTTTC